GCCGGCTCGGTCATCGTGCAGGCGGACCTCGTCGGCGTCGCGGAGAAGGACATCGCCGCGAACACGCTCGGCGCGCTGTCCGTCCGCGGCCTCTACAACATCAACAAGCTCTCGACCGATGTGGTCGTGGCCGGCGCGATCCTGTACTGGGATGTGGCGAACAGCCGCGCGACGATCACCGCGTCGACGCACAAGGTGTTCGGCCGCGCCGTCGCCGCCGCAGGCAACGGCACCGCGAAGGTGCTCGCGCTCCTGAATCCGTGAGGCTGAATCATGGGGAACCTGTTCGACAAGGGCAGCGCGCTCGTGGCATCGGCGATGCGCGCTGCCCTGTCGGCGGATGTCGTGTACATCCGCGGCTCGGAGAGCGTCAGGATTCCCGCGACGGTCGGCCGCACGGTGTTCGAGGTCGAGGACTCGCACGGCGTGCTGCGCTGGGAGAGCCGCGACTTCGTGGTGAGCGCGTGCGACCTTGTTCTCGGCGCGCTGCCCGTGGTCCCCGCGAAGGGCGACCTGATCGAGGAGCGCTCGTGCGACGGGACCGTGCGCACCTACGAGGTGACGGCGCCCGGGCGTGAGCAGGAGTGGAAGTACGCGGACACGGCACGGCTGCTGATCCGCGTGCATACGAAGCTGAGGGTTCAGACGGCATGACGGCGACGCCAGCACAGGTCGGAGACGCGGTGCTCGCGGCGGTGACGGGGCTCACGCTGTCGAGCGCGTACACGGCGGTCCGCTCGTTCTGGCCCGAGCGGAAGCCCGAGGAGCTGCTGTCGCTGACTCTGACGGTGATGCCGCGCGCGATCGAGCGCCGCGCGGAGACGCGGGTCTCGGAGCGCATCGACTACTCGGTCGATGTGATGGTGCAGCGGAAGGTCGACCAGACGCAGCGGGATGCGGAGATCGCGCTCCTGAGCGCGGATGTGGAGAAGGTGGCGGACGCGCTGTACGCGCTCCGCGCGGGAACGACGGGATTCGTGTGCGTGGGCGTGACCATCGACCCGATGGTCTCGCCCGCTCACATGCAGGAGCATGGCGTATTCACAGGGGTTGTCACCGCACGGCTTCGCGCCGTCGGCTGAACAGGAGGGATGAGAGATGGCCATTCGAGTCGGACTTGAGGGATCGCTGAAGCGCGGCACGGCGGGAACCGCCATCGGCACGCTGACCGCGGTGAACAATGTGAAGGACCTGACCCTCTCGATGGAGAAGGGCGAGGCCGACACCTCGACGCGCGCGGCCGGCGGCTGGCGCACGACGCTCGGCACGCTGAAGAGCGCGACGCTTGAGTTCGGCATGAACTTCGATGTCGCCGACGCGGATGTCGACGCGTTCCAGGCGGCGTTCCTCAACAACACGATCATTGCGCTCGCGGTTCTCGACGCTGCGACGGGCGAGGGCCTGATCGCCGACTGGACCGTGACGGGCTTCACGATCGAGCAGCCGCTCGAGGACACGCAGACGGTGAGCGTGACCTGCAAGCCGGCGTATGTCTCGCGCAACCCGTCGTGGCACACGCCTACCTGATAGGGGGAATCTGAACGATGCACGGATTCAAGGACTCGGCGAATCGGTACTGGGCTGTCCGCGTGGATGTCGGAGCGGTGAAGCGCGTGCGCGCGGCGCTCGGCGTCGACCTGATGCAGGTGGCGGAGAGGAAGAACGCGGAGGGCGGGCGCGAGCCGGGGGTGCTGGAACGGCTCGCGTCCGACCCCGTCCTCCTCGTGGATGTGATCTATGTGCTGTGCCGCGATCAGGCGGAGGCGCAGGGGGTGAGCGACGAGAACTTCGGCGCGACGATGGCGGGCGACGCGCTCGACCACGCGGTGAAGGCGATGCTCGGGGCGATCGTGGATTTTTTCCCGAACCCTCGCGAGAGAGCCGCGCTCAAGAGGGTCCTCGCGGCGGCGGAGGCGGAGGCGGATCGGGCGCGCGACAGGATGGAGGCGCTCGTCGAGGAGAAGCTGGCGCCGAGTCCTGCTGGCGGTTCGTGGCCGAGTCGGCGGCCATCGTCGGACTGAGCCCCGACGATTGGACCTTGCGCGAGCTCGCGTGGATGCACGACGCGAAGTCGCGTAGCGAGTGGAACCACACGGCGTCGATCATGTGCCTGATCGCGAACGCGCACGGCGGCGGCAAGGGGCGGAAGTTCACGGTGGACGACTTCCACCCGTTCGCGAGGCGGAGCAAGGCTCCCGAGATGCGGATCTCGGCCGGGGCCTTGAAGGGGATCTTCGGACTGTGAGGAACGATCGACGATGACCTGCGACGCGATCAACACCCGACTCGTCCCCGTGTGGAACGCCGCGATCAAGGCGGGCGTCGACTGGCGCTTCTCGATCAGGATGCGCGACGAGAGCGGCGCGCCGATCGACCTGACGGGCTGCGCGCTCCGCTGGGCGATGCGGCCGAGCTTCGACTCGGCGACGCTGACGGCGTCGATGTCGACGACCGACGGCCGCATCACGGTGGACGCGGTGAACGGCGTCGTTTCGTTCCACCTGCCTAAGTCGGTGACGGCTGCGCTCGCGGGTCGGTTCGTTCATGACTGCGAGATGGAGTGGCCCGGCGGGCTGGTCGACTCGCTGTGGGAGGGCGCGGTCACGGTGGGCCGCGAGGCCGCGCGGGGGACGATCCCATGAGCGCGACGAACACGGGCTGGCGGCTGATGCTCCTCGACGCGCCGCAGGTGAGCCTGTCGCTCGAGACGAGCCCGATCCTGATGGAGCTTGTGTCGCCGGGCCCGCAGGGCGCAAGCGCGGCCGGCGGCGCGGTGACGAGCGTGAACGGCGCGACGGGCGCGGTGGTGCTCGGCGCCGCGGATGTCGGCGCTGCGGCGACGGTGCACGGCCACGCGATCGCGGATGTGAGCGGCCTCCAGACGGCGCTCGACGGCAAGGCGGCGTCGAGCCACACGCACGGCGTCGGCGATGTGACGGGGCTCGGGACGGCGGCGACGCGTAATGTCCCATCGACGGGCAACGCTGGCCCATCGGAGGCGGTGCTGGGCTCCGACACCCGCCTGACGAACGCGCGCACGCCGACGGCGCACGCATCGAGCCACTCGTTGGTCGGCGACGATCCGATCGACGCGCTCGCCATCGGCGCGGCGCAGGCGGTCCACTCGCATGGCAACATCACCTCGGACGGCCGCATCGGAACGACTGCTGGTCGCCCGATCATCACTGGCACGGGCGGAGCCGTGACAGTCGGGAACTTCGGCACGAACGCGGGCCAGTTCTGCGAGGGCAACGACTTGCGGCTGAGCAACGCGCGTACGCCGACCGCGCACGGCTCGACGCACGCGGCAGCTGGCACCGACCCGCTGACGGTGAGCGCGACCGAGCGCATCCTCGGCCGCGCGAGCGCGGGCGCTGGCAGCGTCGAGGAGATCATCTGCACGGCGTGGGCGCGCGGGCTGCTCGACGATGCGAACGCGGCGACGGCGCGCACGACGCTCGGGCTCGGAACTACCGACAGCCCGCAGTTCACGGCGGTCGCGCTTCTGAGCGGCGAGACGATCGCGAACACCGTCGACGGCCGCGTCGACATCCTGCCGAAGCCGAACGCGTCGAATCAGGTCGGCGTGACATTCGACATGACGAGCATCTCCGATGCCGTCAGGATCGGAACATTCCGCACCTCGAACAACGCGCTGAACGACGGCCGCGTGCAATGGGATGTGCCGATTCAGACGGGGAACAATGTCACGACCATCTGGGGTGCGTGGCAGTGGGCGGGCGTGCGCATGGCGACGGGCAGCAGCATCCCCGCCACGCTCCAGTTCGGCGTGACGAACTACAACGGCGGCCCCGGCGACCTGAACGGCAACCATGTCGCCGCGCTGATGTCGTACTCGCATCTCGGCAACGCGAACCGCCGCCCGACCACGCTCTTCACCGACCCGCAGTGGTTCGTCTACTCGGCGGACGCGACGCAGCCGAACGACTTCGTTCGGATGTGGCACGACCAGACCGACGGCAACATCGAGAGCGGGAACGGTGATCTGCGGCTGTCGGCGCCGAACGGGAATGTGCGCGCAAACGGGAACCTGATCCAGAAGCGGATCACGAGCGGGACGGCAGCGCCGACAGGAGGGGTGGATGGCGACATCTACTTGCAATACACATGAGCATCGTGCTTGAGGCTGAGCAGCCCGTGCGCTGCTCGTCTGGATATGTGGTGGTCGCGTCTGGCACATTCGAGCCTCTGTCGCTCGTCGGCTGCCGCCGCGTGACGGACGAGACGGGCGTGCCCACCTGCGCGTTCCTTGCTGGCGATGTGGTGCGGGATCAAACGGAGAATCAGGCATGAAGGTCGCAGTCGAGCAGGTGTTCAACGGATCGCTCTCGCAGGTCGCCGTCGGCGGCGCGTACGACGCCACGAAGATCAACCGAGGCAAGCACACGGGCCAGTTCAACCTCGGCGCTGGCGATGTCGACAAGTTCGTCGGCCCCGCGCCTGCCGGCGTGGCGAACCTCGCCGAGTCGTCGCTCGCGATCCCGTCGCAGTTCGTTCATCCCGTGAAGATCACCGACGACCTGTTCTGGATATTCGGCTCGGATGTGGCGGCCGCAGCGGCCACCCGCCGCGTGCAGCTCTGGACATGGGTGCCGTCGACGAACACCTACACATTCGTCGGCGCGATCACCTGCACCTTCCCCGCGGCGACGGCGCACACGGTCCGCGGCCTTCGCGCGATCCTCGAGAACTACACCACGGGCACGGCTGGCGTGAGCGGCACGG